TCAGGATCATCTCTCCCTGAGACAGTCCGAACAGTGCCAGACTCACCTTTTAATAAACCTGATACGCTTGATTTCGATGCAAAATGATACGGAAATAAAACAGACCTCACGAGGGGTCGGGCTAATTGGCAGCACTGAGCCTAGAATCCACACGCCCTTACTTAAGGGTAATTCCAAAGCGCAACAGGTTGCAGATCTAGCCGAGAAAATCAACTTACCTTTGATCCCCTGGCAACGTTGGGTGCTAGATGATTTACTAGCTATAGATGATGCAGATAACTGGCGCAAGAAAACTGCGCTAGTGCTTGTAGCACGTCAAAATGGCAAGACCCACTTAGCACGTATGCTAATCCTAAGCCATCTATTCTTATGGGGCTCTAAGAATGTCCTGGGTATGTCTTCTAATCGTAATATGGCATTGGATACCTTTAGACAAGTTGCTTACACTATAGAAGATAACCAATTCTTGAAAGATCAAGTGAGACAGATACGCCTGGCTAATGGTCAAGAATCTATAACCCTACTTAATGGCGCTAGGTATGAAATTGCAGCAGCTACTAGAGATGCACCTCGTGGTAAGACCGCAGATTTTCTGTATATCGATGAGTTAAGAGAGTGGACACAAGAATCGTTTACAGCTGCACTGCCGGTGACTAGGGCAAGGCCTAACGCTATGACTCTAATGACAAGTAATGCCGGTGATGGGTTTAGTACTGTGTTAAATGATCTAAGAGAGCGTTGCCTATCATACCCACCTGAGAATTTAGGATTTTATGAGTACAGCGCACCACAGCATTCTAAAATAAATGATCGTAAAGCCTGGGCTATGGCTAATCCAGCATTAGGGCATTTAATAACTGAGCAAACACTAGAAGAATCCGTAAGCACTAACAGCATAGAAGCTACTAAGACTGAGATGCTTTGTATGTGGGTAGATAGCACTGTCAGCCCTTGGGTATATGGATCAATCGAGCAGTGCAGCGATAGCAGCCTAGAGATACCTGTCGGGCCACAGACAATTATGGCATTTGATATTGCACCGACAAGGCGATCTGGGGCGCTCGTTATGGGTCAAGTCAAAGATGGGAAGATAGCAGTCGGATTAGCACAGCTGTGGCATAGCGATATAGCAATAGATGAAATTAAGATGGCTAGTGACATAAATGAGTGGGCACGTAAGTATCATCCACACACTATCTGCTATGACAAGTACGCCACGCAAACTATTGCTACCAGATTAGAGCAAAGCGGATGGCGAATGGTTGATGTATCAGGCCAAGCGTTTTACCAAGCGTGCTCAGACCTTGCCGATGGCTTGGCTAATAACCGAGTAGTCCATTCTGGGCAGGCAGAGCTAGTACAGCATTTAAATAATTGTGCCGCTAAGACTAACGATGCTGGCTGGCGCATAATACGTAGAAAATCGGCTGGCGATGTTACAGCCGCCATATCACTAGCGATGGTTGTAAGTCAATTAACTAAGCCACAACAAACCGCACAAATCTTTGTCTAACTTGCACCATTAGTCCGATTTATGGTATAAAGTATACCTATGGGTCTTTTGTCTGCTTTGGGTATAACTAAAAAAACTGAAACTGTCCAAGCGCAAAATGCCCCTGCCATTATGGACACGGCCTATGGCTATGGTTCATTTACAACTGGTGTTGGCAATTTCCCTGGTGGATTAGATCGCAACTTAGCGATGCAAGTACCAGCAGTCAGCCGTTGCAGAAATCTTATAGCTGGTGTAGTTTCTTACTTGCCATTAAAACTTTACAAAAAGTCTAATGGTGAGGCGTTGGGGAACCCTCTTTGGATAGACCAACCAGACTATCGACAACCTAGATCCGTCACAATATCCTGGACTGTCGATAGTTTGTTGTTTTATGGTGTTGCTTATTGGCGTGTTACAGAATTATATGCAGATGATTTAAGACCATCACGATTTGAGTGGGTCGCTAACAATCGAGTTACATTTACTACAAATAAATTTGGCACAGAGGTTGAGAAGTATTATGTAGATGGCGTTGATGCACCTATGTCTGGTATTGGATCTCTTATTACATTCCAAGGCCTAACACAAGGTGTATTACAAACCGCAGCACGTACAATACAAGCTGCATTAGATTTAGAAAAAGCGGCAGCTATATCTGCTGCAACACCAATGGCTACAGGGTTCATAAAAAACACAGGTGCAGATATGCCAGAAGCACAGGTACAAGGATTATTAGCTGCCTGGAAGTCAGCACGTCAAAATAGAAGCACAGCATATCTGACTAGCACTTTATCTTATGAGCCAGTGGGCTTTAGTCCTAAAGATATGATGTATAACGAAGCACAACAATATCTGGCAACGCAAATTGCCAGAGCTATGAACGTGCCTGCATATTACATATCCGCAGATATGAATAACAGTATGACCTATCAAAACATTATCGATGGTCGTAAAGAGTTTGTTGCTTATTCATTACAGCCATTTATTTGCGCTATTGAAGATCGCTTGTCTATGGATGATATAACCGCACGAGGTCATATTGTTAGATTTGCTATTGAAGAATCGTTTTTAAGAGCCGACACAATGAAGCGCTTAGAAGCATTAGAGAAAATGATTAACTTAGGCTTAATCGATGTTGAACAAGCCAAAGAAATGGAACAAATGACACCTAACGGAAGAGAAGAAGACGATGATACTTACATTCAGTAGCCAGGTAGAAGCTGCCGATACAGAGCGCAGAGTTATTGCTGGCAAGATCGTGCCATTTGAAGAAGTAGGCAATACTTCTGTAGGTAAAGTGGTTTTTGCTAAAGGATCAATCGAGATCGGTGACCCAGGCAAGGTTAAGATGCTTATGCAACACAGTGCAGAGCGCCCTATCGGTAGAATGCAAAAATTTAACCAGGCAGAAGATGGCATATACGCATCATTTAAAATTAGCGCATCAATGCAAGGCCAAGATGCTTTAATCCTTGCAGGTGAACAGTTAATCGATGGTTTGTCAGTTGGTGTGGATGTTAATAAGTCCGTACAGAAAAAAGATTATTTATACGTAACTAGCGCAACTCTACGTGAGGTCAGCCTAGTCGAAACGCCTGCATTTAGTGCAGCGCAAGTAACTAAAGTTGCTGCTAGCGAAAGCGAAGCAGAGACACCAATCGAAACTAAAGAAAGCGAGGCTCCTGTGGAAGATTTAGCAACAGCGCCACAAGAAGCAAAGGCAGAGGCTGCTACTCCTACAGTAGAAGCCGCACGCCCAGTCATTACAGCACCAATTATTACAACCTCAGTACGTTCACCAATCAACTCAATGGCGAAGTACACAGAGCACAAGATCAAGGCTGCATTAGGATCAGATGAATCAAGACTGTACATAGCTGCAGCTGATGACTCATTCTCAACTAACCCAGCATTTAATCCAACCCAATTCCTAACCGAGTTTGTAACTAACACTCGATTTGGTACACCTGCAATCGATGCCTGTTCACAAGGCACATTACCAGCACAAGGTATGACCATTTCAGTACCATCTTTGGTTACTACCGCAGGCGGTGGAACAGGTGTAGCACCAGTTGTAACTGTTGAGGCAGAAGCTGGCGCAGTACAAAACACAGGTATGGAGACTGCTTACCTAACAGGTACAGTACAAAAATACTCAGGAATGAACACACTTTCAGTAGAACTACTAGAGCGTTCAGACCCTAACTTCTATGCAGAGCTAACACAACAGCTACAAAATGCATATTTGACAACTATTGACACAGCAGTATTAACCGCTTTGTTAGCAGCAGGTACATCAGCATCAGCAGTATCAGCAGACAGTGACGGAATTGTTGCTTACTCAGCACAATCAGCCGCAGCTGTTTACAAGAACACTGGCTACTTTGCACAGAACTACATCGCTAACCCAGCACAATGGCAGGCACTAATTGGCGCACTAGATAACACTGGCCGACCAATTTACAATGCAATTCAACCAATGAACGCTGCTGGAGATGTACGACCATCTTCAATCCGTGGTTCAGTGACTGGACTTGATCTATACGTAGACAAGAACTTCTCACAAACTGCATTCGATGATAACTCAGCAATCATTCTTGCACCAGAAGCATTTACTGTATACCGCTCACCTCAGGCTTATATGTCTGTTAACGTGGTATCTAACTTGCAGGTACAGGTTGCAATCTATGGCTTTATGGCAACAATCGCCAAAATGCCTAACGGAATCATCAAGTTCGCAGCACAACCTTAATCGAACACAATCAGTAATCTCTGGGGTTTAGTAGCCCTAGCCCCAGAGAGCTATTAGCAAAGGAGTAGAGATGCCAGCAACGTTTGTTACAACAGCCGAGTTACGGGCTAATCTTGGTATTGGTTCACTCTACTCCGATGCAACAGTAGAAGAATGCTGTCAATCGGCAGAAGATTTAATCCAACAATACTTATGGCACAACGATGCCCCAGTAGTAGGCACAGCGTTACAAGATAACGTGGCAACACTTATGCTTTCTAATCCGAACGCATTTGTAACAGGTCAGCAAATAGTAGTAAGCGCTTGTGGTTCAACATTTAATGGCACTTACACAATCACTGGCACAATACCGCCAAGCACAGGCACAACTAGCCTTATCCCAGTATTTATGTATCAATTTGGTCAAATTAATTACCCTAATGGTTATTCATTTGTGCAATATGCAAAAACAGCAGCTAATCAAAATTTTCATAAAGTAGTACCTTATGGCAACGCAAGAGGCCCAGAACACAAAACCCAATCTTATGCGAGCACCCCTGCAATACGAGAAGCTGCGATGATAATTGCAGTGGACATCTGGCAAGCAAGACAAGTTAGCCAGACAGGTGGGGTCGGTATGGATGGGATCAGTGCCAGCCCCTATCGGATGGGTTATCAGCTGATTAACCGAGTGCGTGGTCTCATCCAGCCGTATTCAAGTCCAGCATCACTGGTGGGCTAATGGCAGCGATCTCCACCCTACGTGGCACGCTAGCAACCGCCCTTACAAACAATGGCGTATGGTCAACCTTTTCATTCCCACCTGCAACCTTGCTTGCTAATAGCGTTGTAGTAACCCCTAGCGATCCTTATATTGAGCCAAGCAATAACAGCCAGACAAGCATCGCACCCTTGGCTAATTTTAAGATTTTAATAACTACACCTGCATTCGACAATCAAGGCAACCTATTAGGCATAGAGAATTTTATTGTGGCAGTAATAACTAAACTAGCGGCATCAACCCTGGTTTACAACATATCAAGTGTCTCCGCTCCAGCTATAACCAATGCAGCTAGTGGAGATTTATTAACGTCAGAAATCACTGTATCAATCCTAACGAGCTGGAGTTAAAATGAGCACACACGAAGAAGACTTAGCCTTCTTAAAAAAGACAGGCCAAATAGCAAGCGCACCAAAACCAACTGCACAAACTAAGAAAGACGAGGAATAACAATGGCAATCTATTTAAATAATAACGTAGGTGTTAAGTTGGCTACCAA